GTGGTGGCAGTGCGGGGGGGGTGGCCTAGGTGCACATGGGTGCTGTGGTGGCCTGCCCTGCGGTCTCTGCGCTATGTGAACAGTTTTATTTGTTTGGTGTGCTCATTATATCTTGAAACTGCGGCTGTGTGATAGTCTGAAGCAATCTCCCAACCATCAAAGTCCAAACCACAATCATGCGCTGCAATAGCACTTGAACCGCTTCCAAGATGTGTATCAAGTATTTTCATTTCTGGAGTTGTATACTTTGCAAACAGCCAATGATACAAAGCAACTGGTTTCTGTGTTGGGTGAATCTTTCCAGAATACCTGTTGTCATACTTGAATAATTTTGTTGTCCCTTTGAATGAAGTCCAAGCTAGTTCAACTTGACTGAAGTTCTGCCAAGGTTGGCACTTATCCCATGTGATCCATTCTCTGGATGCTGGCAATTTATCAGTGAAGTATTGACCACCCCAAATGATTTGGTGCTTGGATACTCTTAGCAGCTGGTCAAAGTATTCTTGATTTGGTGATATATCCCAATGATCTATGGATCCATTGGTAAATATTCTATCTTTCAAGTCTCCTGCACCACCAGTCTGTCCACCCATAGCTGCCATCCCATAAGGAGGATCCACAACAGCCAAGTCATAACTGTTGTCTTTCATTCTTTTCATTGCCTCTAGTGAACATCCCAAGTTCAAGTTAATTGTCATAGCGTGCCTGCTTTGTTGGTGTGTTTATGTGAATCGAAATCTGCGACCCTTTTCATTCAGTGCCTTTCTTGCTTGTTCAAACAGCTGCTTGTCTGCTGTCTCCACTGTGCGACCTTTGGCCAGAAATGAATAGACTCTAGCGCGCGCCCATTGGTCTTGGGTTGCTCCAGGTCTGTGACCAACTGCCCAAGCTGCAAGACCCTTTTCATATACTTCTTGAATGATTGGCCTTGGTATCTCTGTGACTCTGGCAGTTGCTTTGATGAACCGGTCTCTGGTGCTGCCTTTGCCTTTGGTGGTTTCCTCTTGGATGGTTTCACGCAATCCAGTTTCAGCAATCCGCTTGGTGTATTTGCTTGGCTTAGTCTTGGCCTTGGCATCTCCTGGCAATGGCTTGAATGATTCCTTGCCTTTCATCCGCTTTCTGATTTCAGCGCGCCTGCGGTCTTGAGTAGATTCACCAAGTCCTTTGGTGTATTTCTTTGGAACCTTTGCAGCCATGGTCATCTTCTCCTGCGCATTCTTTTCATGTATGCATCCATTCTTTGCTTTCTGGTCTGCTTCTTCTTTGGTGGTTGTGGAATTGGCAACTCACCATCTTTGAACATTCTGAATGCAATCGCAGTTGCTTGGTCTTGTGGAAATCCTTCGCGCATCAAGCGCACAATCTTTCTGGAAATCGCATAGTCTTCTATTGGTGTTCTCTTGGCCATATCATACCCACTCGAAATCATCATCATCAGAGTCTTCATCCAGCTCACAGTTCTCCAGCTTGCGCTGCTGGTCTTGCAGAACTGCCAAAGCAATCTTGATGAAGTCCAAAGTCATTGGGTGTTCTGTGTGTTCATCGAACTCCACACCATCACCAGTCCAATGAACCAGCATGACATCATCATCATTCAAGTACAGATACCCACAACCTGAGAAATGTGGATAGTCTGCACCGACTTCATTCACTTTGTCTTGGAATGCTTCTGCAGCTGCGATTGGGTCAACTGGCACTGGTGACTTGATGCCTCTCAGCAACATGCGCACCAATTCGGATATATTGTCTTCAGATATACTCATATCTGAAACATTAACACAATAATCAGCCTTTAACTATTCATATCTGGTGAAATCATGCCTACAATCAAAGTCCCACAAAGAATCCAACTGATAGCCAACCGAGCTATTGAATACAATATGTCTCTGCCAATGTCAAAGCGTGCAGCATACAAAGACAGCAATGACAAACGAGTTCCAGGAACCGGAATGCGAACTGCTAGGAGATTGGCCAGTGGTCAAGTTGATTTGGAACAGCTGCGCTTGATGGATGCTTGGTTTGCACGCCATGGTGAATCTGAAGCTGAGGCCAAGGCAAGACAAGACAAGACCAGCAAAGCTGCAATTGCTTGGGCACTCTGGGGAGGCACTCCAGCATCAAGATGGGTCAAGCGCGCAATCAAAGAACTGGAATCTGAATAGTCAATACACCAAGAATTGCCATAAATACACGTAAATACACGTAAATACACCAGTTTGCAGAGCCTTATTTTGCTATTTTGTTCCGGTAGTACCGATACATAACCATAGTATATATACATATATATAGTAATTTGAATGAAAACTTTTTGAGTAATCACATATATATATTTATAAAGGATAGAAACCGGAGTGATGAAACAGGCTGAAATCTGACTATATTCCAGTTAGAACCAAGTGTATTGCCCAATTTGACTGGTGTATTTTGGTGTATTTACCCTGCAAACTGGTGTATTGGTTTAGAATAACTGGTCAAAATCAAGCACCAGTTGAGTTCTGAACTGTAAAAAAAACCAAAAGACCCAGCTCCGGAGGTCATGGAACTGGGCCTAGGTAATTTGACTTTTAATCTCTAAATGGAGAAATATAACAAGAACAATCCACCAATTGGCCACTGGTGTGATGATGGATACAATCAATCTAACCATCAAACTGAAAAGGGCAACCCACAAAATGCAGATTGCCCCAACCAGATAAACAACAAACAAACAAAATCACTTCTGTTCAATGCTATTGTAACACCATCAAGAGTTTGATTCCACTTTTACTCTCCACATTCTGCATTTGTTGGTGCTTGAGTAAAACTGTTCATATCCGCAGTCTCTGCAAATCTGTGCAATGCGTTTGGTGAAACCTTGGTGCTGATTCGCAGCTGACAGATTGATGAAGTCCATGATTTGCATTGTGGTTGCATTTCCACCATGGTGCTTGATGCAGTCCAGCACTTTGACAGTCCAGGGGTCATCAATGATGAATGCTTGCTGATACTCCATCAATCTGTCTTCACTGTCTTCTTTCAACCACCATTCAATCTTTTCATTGTACCAGTGCAATGCTTCTGCCCAAAGTTGGGTTCTGTTCTCCACAATGTATTGAGTGTCAATCTTGCTTTCAATCTCCACAATCCAAAATCTGCGCTCCGGACCATCACTGAGAAATTGATAGTCATTGGTGGATGCTGTGAAAACTGTTCTTCTCTGTCTCTGCACTGGCATCTTTGCATAAGCTGGTCTGTATCTGTCACTTGCTGAAGTCAAGAACTGCTTTGCGTTTGCAGCTGTCTTTCCTTGGAGTGCATGCATTTCTGCCAACTCCCATATCCATACACCAGATTGATGCAGCAGCTCATAACTATCTTTGTGACTGATGTTGATGTTGGAATCGGAAAACCATTCTTCACCAGCTAGCAATTTCAGCGCAGTTGATTTCCGCATTCCTTTGGGACCAACCAGAACCAGACAAGTGTCCATCTTGCAGCCCGGTTGCATGACTCTGGCAACACAACTGATGAACCACTTGCAAGACATTTCCACAACCAATTCTTCAGTCCCTTCTGGAGTCTTCGAGTTCAGCACATCTTGAAAGAATGGTTCAATCCTGCGGACTCCATCCCATTCCGGCAACTGCTGCAACCATTCCTTGATGGGTTCAATGGTTCTTTCTTGGGCTACCATGATAACTGATGCACGCAATGCTTTGTCTGTCACCTTGTATCGGTAATGCTCCTCGAAGTTCAGTGCAATGCGCTCCAGTGTCACATCAGAGACCATTTCACCATCCAGCAAGATTTGGTCTGAATGTTCATTGTAGCAAAGTGATGCATATCTTGGGTCACTGCGCAGAATGCTGGCTGTGTTCCATCTGCAGTTGATTGGAATCATTATGTTTGTTCCTCGTTTGGTTGATTTCCGCAGCATATCCCAAGTGTCAATGTCTGCTTCTGGTGGATTGCCTTTGTCCTCGACAGCTAGACCAGTGGCCTGCTGTGCAAGTTCAATCAATAGTTCTGTCTTCTGTTTCTTTGTCAAATGTTTCAATGTCATTGTATTTCTCGAATTGTCGTGTGTTTGTTGTTTGTTTGGTTGATTATAATAGTTCTTCAAAGCGACCCCACCACCCACATGAATTCACATGATTGCAGGTTGGCCATTTGTAAGTGGTTGGAATACATGGGTCAAGACTGAAGTGTACACTATTCCGGCCGCAACTGG